GCTCGGAGATGTGTATAAGAGACAGCTAATCGTGAGATTGTTGGTGGTGAGCAGATGAAGGCAACTCTAAGGTGTTGCAATGAGGATGTTACCAATGCCGCTGGTATATTGATCTCTAGTCAATTTGAAGACAAAAATATTACTGACATCGTTAAGGATCTTTTGAGTAAATCCCTTAACAGTAAGATTCCAGTTATCAAGACAGATCAATGTATTAATAAATTTACCTTTGTCACTAACTATTGGAATCCGATCAAAATTATCCAGTGGTTAACTGACAAAGCTATTTTTGCAGAGTCTAGTGGTAAGTCTGCCACTGCTGGGTTTGTATTCTTTGAAACTCAACGTGGATATCATTGGAGAGCATTAGATTCTTTGGTTAAAGATAAACCAAAGTATCAACTGAAGATGGGTATCGAACTCGATCCAGAGAAAGCAGCAGAAGGTAAGATTATTGAACTATCTAATATCAACGTGAAGGAGACGAGTAATGTCTTGCAAGGTTTAAATTATGGTAGTTATAGCAGTAGGGCAACCGTTTTTGATATCGGTAACCAGGAAGTAAAAGACTTTGACTTCAATGCTTATGAGTTGTATAATGATATTCCAAAACTAAATGATGGTAAGATTCCAGAATCTTATGCAAATTTAGATAAAAACTCTCCCACTAGAATTATGACAAAGGTCTTAAATTCTAAGTTGTACAATGCTGGAGAGTATACAAAAGATCTTACAAAAATTTTGTCTCAGGCATCTTTCAGGAACAAAATGTTCTACAACAAAGAGGTAGAGGCAGAATTTATTGGAGATCAAACCATTGAGGTTGGTGATGTGGTAGAATTAGAAAACTACGTTGGTAAAAACAGGGAGAAGGATCCTGTAAACAGTGGTAAATACATAGTAGGTAAAGTTTTCAGAGAGTATACATCTAGCGACTCTAAAATGAAAACGAGACTCACCCTGTACAATGATAGTCTTGGTACAGGCAGAGAGACCTCAACAACTAACTCCGTATCTGGACTTCTAGGTTAATGTCATTATTAGAATCTACTGCTAATTTTATTGGAAAGGACGGTTTTAACTGGTGGATCGGTCAAGTCGAAGCTGATGGTGGAAAGGACACCGAGGCGGATGAACTTGCTGCTAACAGAGTAAAAGTAAGAATCCTTGGTTACCACAATAAAAACAAAGAAGTCCTCCCAACTAAGAAGTTGCCATGGGCAACTGTGATGATGCCTGCAACATCACCTCAAAAAAGTGGTGTTGGTGCTGTCCATCAACTTCTTAAGAATACTTGGGTGATTGGATTCTTTATGGATGGTTCTGCCGCTCAGATTCCTATTGTTATGGGGTCGATCGGTGACCATAACTATACAGAGTATAAAAAGGACGAAGAACCAACACAAGGAGAAAAAGGAGAAGGATTCGAGCAGAAAGCTGCTCCTAAGGCAGAGGATCATGATGGTCAAAACAAACCAGCAGGAGAACAGGGTCCCAAAGGTGGCACTGGATCTATGCCAGCAAACACTTCTAAAGTCAAAGGTCCATCGGAACTAGACAAACTTGCAGATAAGAAGAAGTGCTTTGAACTTGATATCTCGAACGGAAAGTGTGGGACTGAGACAGCAACTAAAGTTGAGGGTCCGCTAAAAGAATTATTTGCATTTGCTCGTGGTCTTGAGCAGAGCGAGACTGGTCAGTTTATCAACAGCGTCACTGGTGAGATTGAAGACCTAGAAGGTGAGATTTCTAAGACTGCTGGTAGACTCCAGCAATCGATGAGTGGTTTACTTGGGGGTATTAAGGGAACAGTATTGAAAGAAACCCAGAAGTTCATTCGTGAACAGATGGACAAGATCAATATTCCAAACCCAGAAATTTTAGAGCCAGTAAAAACTCAACTGAAGGGTATTGGTGACTTAGTTGGTTGTCTGTTTAAGCAAATACTTGGTGATCTTGGTTCTTTTATCGAGAACTTGATCACGGATCTTGTATCTAAAGTTCTTGATACGGCACTATGTTTGATCCAAGATATCCTTGGATCGATCATGAGCAAGATCATGGATATGGTTAATAAAGCTCTTGGTATTTTACAAGGTGTTCTCGGTGCAATTAAAGGTGCCGCTGGAATGATTCAGGGGTTACTTAGTAAAGTTTTAGATTTTATTGATCTGTTTTGTGATGGTGCAGTATCATGTGCTATTGGTGCTTCCGTCTTTAAGACATGCCAGGGTGCAGAAGCAAAAGGTAATGAGAAGTCGAAGAAAGAGCAGGATCAATATAAAGTCAAACCTCCTAAAGGTGGATCTGTTATTGGAAGCGGCAAACCAAATGCTAAAGGATTTGTTCCATTAGAACTTGCAGATGGCACCAAAGTCGCATTCAATACTAGCACTGGAGAGCAATCACCATTAGATACCGCTACAAGTGGCAACAAAACTGGTATTACGGATAAGAGTTTTGACACTAGAGGTCCTCTTGATAAGTTTGAAGACTTCGTTGCAGATCTTCAACCACAAGTTCCTGTAGATTGTAGCAACAGTCTGTTTAATAAGAAACCATGCTTCCCAGAGATGATCTTTGATGCTCTGCAGAGCACAACACCAATCAAGGCACTGCCTATCATTGATGACATTGGATCTACGGTTGGTGTAATTGTCAAGAAATTTGGTGGTGGTATTCCTAACTTTGGTCTTGGTGTAAAAGCTAGATCTGTTTCTACTTGTAATGAGCAGGAAGGTAAGGGTGCAAGATTTAAACCTGTCTTTGTTGCTGATGGTAGTGGAATACCAGGAAACGTAAGACTTGAAAGAGTTGATGTTATCCGTCCTGGCATTGGATATGGTTTCAGTAGTGACAACTCTGTTTGTCCACAAGAACAAACCTTTGTAAACATCAACGATCCAGGACTGAAGGCGTTTATTAGTGAGGGAACTATCCTTTACCTCGTAAGAGCTGCTGATGGTGCTGTATCTGACACTCAACCTGATATCATGCAGGTAGATGATTTTGATTACAAGGGAGAAGGACTAATTAGAATCGCTACTATCAATCCAGAAGACGCTGATCTAATTCAACCAGGAATGGTTCTTAGAACTGCTGAAGGATATGAGTTTACTCTCAACTTCACCAAAAAGTATATTGACTTCTTCATTCCCCCTGACGCAACAGCGGTCTATGCTAATTGCCCAGACTTGATTCCTCTATTGAAAGATGTTACAGTTGTGAACGTTGGAGAGGGTCATACAGATCCTAAGGTCATTGTTGACACTCCTGAGGGAACTGAGGAGATTGGTTTTGTAACAACTGATACTAGAGGTAGGTTACTAAAACCAACAATCACAAAGAAAGCGATTGGTTTTAACAATCCCAGAATTGTTGACTCTACTGGCGGTGGAGCAAAGATCGTCCCAGTCTACGAATTTACTGGACCGAAGAGAATCAAGGAACTGATTGCTTTGGATCAATATATAGATTGCGTTGGTCATCCATCAATACCAGAAGAAGAGCTTGTTGGTTATGTAAATGGTGTACCGTATTATGGTCCATTCCATATTCATATGGGAAGAAAGATGACAGGAGCAACACATACAGGCACAGGTCAATACATCTATGATAGTCAATCAGAAAGTATTGGTTCTTCATCAACTACGACTTCAACAACAGTGACAACAGTTACCCCTACAACTCAGACAAGCACCACGACACCAACTACACCAACAACCACATACACACCAACGAACAACAATCCACCTAGCAGTGGTGGTGGCGGAAGCACTCCTCCACCTAGCAGCGGCGGCGGAGGCGGAGGATACTAATGGCAGATTTATTCACAGGCGGTAACGTCCAAGAGAACGATACCCCAAAGATTCCAGTTGATTATCCAAAGGGTTTCGTCTTCAATACCCAGTGTGGGCACAAGATTGAGATGAACTCCACCGAAGGTGGTGAGAGGATTCGTCTTATGAATTGCCATGGACATTTCATCGACATTGATGAGGATGGTCACATCTATTTGATGGCAAACGAGGATATCATTGCTAGAGCGCCAGGTAATATGGCGGTCAAAGTTGGTGGTGATATTAAAGAAGACAAGATGGTTATCCATGTTGTTGGTAATGCACATATGACCGTAGAAGGTGATATGCATACTGAGACCAGAGGCAATCGTTATGATAAGGTCGATGGTACGTGGGAAATGAAGTGTGGGGAGGTTATGTTCCTGCAGTCAGATGAGAATATTGCTATCAAAGCAGAAAATATTCTGAAAATGGATGCCAATACCATCAACCAGAAGATGTCTTTTGGTAATAATGATCTTGCCGAAGGTGGTGAGATTCGTGATGTTATCAAAGGTAATCGTGTTATTAGCATGACCAAGGAGGGTGGTGTCTTTGCTATTCTTAGCGAGGGAGATCTCCAAATTCGTACAAAGGGTTGTCGTTATGATACAGTAGGAACAAATTTCTTTACTAACGTAGAGGGTAAGATGAAAACCTCTGTTGTTGGTGATGATTTTGACTGTATCGCTGGTGGTATTGAGGACGGAGGTTCTTGGACCAGGAAACCAACAGATAGTCCATATGGTAATCCTACCGCTTGGCAAGTCAATGCTGGTGAGGGTGCTAGAATTGTATCTACAGATATGCACTTGTATGCTACTGAGAACATGAAGGTGGAAGCTGCTGGAGACAAGATTGAAATTGTCTGTGACAATGGCATTTACTTGAATTGACATACTGATAACCAACTGCTACAATATCAAGTATGACTACAGATAAGTTAATGCACATGTCTATTACCCTTCAAGAAGCATTTTTCTTGCAGGAGATTCTTGACAAGCACCTTGACGATTTTGTCGAGGAAATGACAAAAGAAAAATTTAAGAGTCCCGAAGCGGATCAAACAAAAGCTTGGGGATACTATCAAAGAAACCGTCAAGCAGCTTTAGACCTTAAGTCAAAAGCAAAAGAAGTTATTACCCGTGCCAATTTGACAAGTGGCACAGGGACTAGACATACGGTTCACGGTGTCGTATAATTACGAGGTACCACACCACTAGCACACATGTTTGAGACCGAAGAATACGTGACTCATTGTGCCATCGACATTACCCAGCGTCGATTCACACTGATGAGTTCAGAAGCATCTATCAAAGATCTTACTTGCGAAGATGCTGACCAGTTTATTCGAGTCTTGAATGTTGTTCGTGCTTCACTTGAAGAGGAGCAGATTGTTTACGTATGATGCGGGGTTAGTTCAGCGGTAGAACGCTATCCTTCCAAGTTAGATGTCGTCGGTTCGATTCCGATACCCCGCTCTCACTATTTTATTGCCATGCCATACAACAAAACATATCACGAGATTAAGGATATTCTCAAAAGTTCAAAGAAGGTGAACAATGAAGTTCTCCTTCAGGTAACACGCTTAGCACTCAAGGAAGCTCTGGTCAAAGAGGATTTTGATTGGGATTCTGTTACCATGGAAACAAAGTTCGTAGATGATCTGGATGCAGACTCTCTTGATCTTGTTGAATTGGTTATGTTCCTTGAGGAGTGTTTTAGTATTGAGATTGCAGATGAATACTCAATGGATATTGTCACTGTCGGTGATGCCATTGAGGTTATTAAGAAGTGTAAGAAAGAGAAAGGTAAACCACGTAAGATTGACAAGTCCAAGTATACTAGGCGTCCTGCTCCTGGGAGTCCTATTGGGGCACCTAAGATTGGACAGACTCAACCTAATCTAGAACCAGAAATCGAAAAAGCATTGGAGGAAGATGAGACCAGAAACAAGAGAATCGATGGAGATGCTGTTCACAGCGAAGTGGAACCTGCCGAAAGCAGCGAAGAATGCGGGTCTGACTAATAAGGAGATGAAAATCACCTTCAACGAATATTGTACCTTTCACCCTCCTACCTGGAAAGGGTGATTTTCTGGGAGCGTGGCGGAATCGGTAGACGCACCAGACTTAAAATCTGTTGAGAATT